TAACTTACGTGCGCCTAATATGTTTTGTGCCTCTTTGTTAAAGTTAGAGTGACCTTCCTTACCCTTGTAATTGTCAATATAAACAGCAGGTTCCCAACCCAAGCTAAACAACCAGTCCTTCACCTGTGTAATAGAATTAGGATTAGCGTCTACTTCTCTCAAGACTACCTTAACAGTCTCCGTAGTATGAGGCAGCTTCATATCGTCCATGAGAGCCACCCAGTCACTAGCGAGCTTGGTCAATCCACCAGCAGAGTTAAGCCACTTGGCAGGTCTCTTACGAGTGCTGTAGACCTTTTGATTAGGCATAGCTTTTGTAAGCTGATCGACTTTATCCGCCTTCATAGCTTCTAGTTGAGCTAAGTGGGTCTCAGCTTTGTCTACGTCCAATTTCCACTGTAACCTTTCTTGATCTGCAGCACAGTCCAGCTTGAAACCTAAGTAGTTAATGCACTTTTTAAGATCTTCCTCTTCTTTATAGAGCTTCTTCATCTTATACATAAGCTCGTTATACAGTCGAACGTTGATCTTAACGTCTTCTTCACACCTGTGTATATACTCCTCTACACTGAGACTGGCCCAGTCGTCTATCTGAGGCTTAGGTACACCGTACTCTACTCCATAGCCCTCAAGACCGTGACGAGGGCGGTCATAGTTAACATACCAAGACAAAGCGAGAGTATCTATTACCTGTTGATCTCTTCTAGGCTTAAACCCAATGAGTCTTTCAAGTACAGGTAAGTCATAACGTATGATGTTGTGACCTATAATCTTACCAGCTGCACATAAAGCTGCCTTCATCTCTGCATAGTCTGTGGTAGACACTACAAGATCTCCCTCAGTAAAACTAAGGCAGTGTATCTTTGTAGCATCAAAGCCATCTGTTTCAATATCGAATATCATCTTAACCCCACTGTTCTGCCATAGCATCTGCTATGCCTTGATAAGTCATACTACGCTTCTTCCAACGATCTTTAGAAGGAGAAAGATAGTGTATCCTGTTACGCTCTGCTTTGGTAAGCTTTAGCATATCCTCTTTTACATTATCCGTTTCCTGTAACAAAGGCAACCCTCTTAACCACAGACAGGTAGCTTTCTGCTCCTTATGACCAAACATCCAAGGTTGGATAGTCTGACTTTGGTGCCTAAACCCAATCAACTCTTTTGCATACTTATGCATTATAGGGTTCTCTACACATATTCTAGGGATTTCTAAATCAAGGAACAAGCTAAAGAACTTTGCACCTTCTCTCAGTTTGTCCCACCTAGATGGATCTCTGTGCAACCAAGACACACCCGCATTGGTCAAGTAAGTACAAGGTGGGTGAGCTATAACCATATCCCAAGAAGTGTCGTAAAGAACATCTCTTACGTCTCCTTTGTAATGATATGGACTATTGTCATCTGAATCCAATAGGTCACAAGATACAGCGTTATGACCTTTAGCTCTGAAAGCCTCTCTGACAGTGCCAGAGAACTCACAGGCTACGAGAATGTTTTGCTTAACGTACATTTATTTCTATCCCTTATTCTATACCAACGCTCCATAGTTCTATTTATACTCTTAGGCGTTAGTGATGTAGCGTGTAGGAGTATACCCCCTGTTACTCTTCCGTACAACCCCTCAATTTCAAACAAAGCATTGTCTATGTAATCACCTTCACAACCTTGGCTGATAGAAGGGGTGTTTGGCAATGGTCCTCTCAGACCTAACTCTATTTGATTTACCTCGAAGTCAAAGATAGCTTCGCCTAAAGCGTGTTCATGTATTTCATGTGTCGACATATTGAACCACCCTTGCAACTACATAAGATTTAGCACGTTTTACAGCTTCTTCTTGGGTATCGTAAAGCTTTGGTTTACTGTTGGGATGGAGAATATCATCAGCAACTTCATTGACCCACTCTGTACCACCAAAGCAAACTTGCACTGCATATTTAACCACTGACATTTGGTTTCCTCTTAGGTTTAATAGACCCTGATAATGTATCAGTCTTCAGGCATTGACCTATGGCATTCCTGTCTAAAGCATACACAGGTTCGTAATAAGCTGGTAGAGCGTTTCCACAGGCCCTAGCACTGGGGAAGATCACTTTAGACTGTAAGTGATCCCCGTTCAGTGTGTAGCTCAACACAAGGACAGTATAGAACAACATTATAGATACTCCACTACTCTGCCAGTATTCCACTTCTTAGCCTCTTTTTCAGCTTCCTCACGGCTGTTAAACACCCATACCTCAGTGTCGTATGTCCAAGGGTTCTCCTTCCTGACAAAGGTGTATTCTCCCTTCTCAACCTCTATTTCCACTACATACCTACCCATCTTCTTTCTCCTTATCTAAACCAGCTTTAACTAAAGCTATAAACCCTGCATTAAAGATAGCCATAAAGGTCTCAGGGTCACACTCTACTTGTAATGTAGCGCTGCCATCCTCATGCTCTTCTATCTCTGTTATTTTGATTGTGTCATTCTTCATGGTTTATCTTTCTGCTGTATCTACGGAATCTTTTATTGTAAGCCCTCTTGATCTTCTTTACCTGTCCACTTCTCCAACGTAGGAACTTACGTGATTTACTTAGGGCATCGTATTCATCACCGCCCTTCATAGGTATACGTTTCACGAATGTGTTTCCTCTAACGTAAACGAATGTGAGTCAAACAGTAAAGTACCTGCCATGCCTTCTTCAGAGCAAGGGCGGTTCTTCTCTACCCGTAGCTGAGTAGTGTTACGCTCATGGTCATCCTCTGACAATTTGTCACGGTACAGGTCAATAATCACAGAAGCTCTCTGACCGATCATCTTACAGTACTTAGGGTCACCATTCTCGTTTGTATGTGCAATGGTCACAATACCTACGTTAAGCTCTGCAGCAAGCTTAGAGAGCCTCACAGATAGGTCTGCAAGCTGTTGCTCCTTGCTCTCCTCAGAAGACCCTACGACTACATCTTGGATAGGCTCAAAGAAGATATACTTACACTCACAACCTTGGCTCAAATAACGGATCTGCTCGATGAAGTCATCAGTATCGCTACCGTCAGGCATGTAGAACTGATAGATCAGCTCGTCCTTGGTCAGATCTCTGATGGCGTCTTCTACTAAGTCGTGAACACCAAGAGCATCAATGATATCCCTACGTGTCAGGTTCTGGTTCAAGTGGTAAGACACAAGACCCAACAGAGAGCGTAGTTTAGTTTCCTCAAGATGCCAAGAAGCAAATGGAACCTTGCGCTTAATCATGTTGTACTCAAGGTAACGCATAACCTCAGTTTTACCAATACCAGTAGGTGCTTTGATCACAGTGAAGTGACCCTGCATCAAACCCATGATCTTATCATCAAGAGCTTCGATACCTGTAGGTACATAGTTATATTCAGGGCTTTCCTTGAATAGCTTAACGAACTGGTCTGCAGTATTTAGGATATTCTCAGGAGTATACTTATTAGCATTCCACCAAGCGTTACTGAACTCCTTACGTGCATTGTTCATAAGGAAATCATTAGCGTCTTTGTAGACGTCATGGATAACCCTATAGGTTTTATTCGGGAACATGTTGAAGATCTTAGCAGCCACTGCATTACCAGCTGCATCATTATCAACGCTAAGGACGATCTTCTCAAAGCTATCAAGCCAAGGTGTACACTTCTCCCAGAGCCTCTTAGAAGGCGTAGCAGAGGGCAAAGACACCACAGGGGTGATGGACTTACCACCCATGATCTCCTGCACTGAGAGAGCGTCTATTTCGCCCTCAGTGATGGTTACCATACGTGCGCAACCTGCAGGGAATATATTCATACCGAATAGCTCATCCTGACTAAGGTTCTTAGCCGAGAAGGTCTTAGGTAGTACCCTTATCTTCTTTCCACCGGAGGGGTAGACATATTCTTGCTTTACCACGTCTCCTGCGGCATTCTTGTAGCTGCGTACATCATACATTTCCATTACACTACTAGAGATACCTCTAGCTGCAACATACTCATAATCTTTAATCTCTGGGATATCTACATCAAAAGCCACTTCTTCATCACTCCTATTGCTTTTACGTTTCACCACTTTATCTATTGCGAAAGACCAGTCATCGCAAGACTTACAATGACCTATTCCTTCATCTGTATTGTAGCTGTAGGCATCAGAGCTGCCACAACCCTCTACATTAGGACAAGGTAGTCTACCTATCTCTGGCATAACTTTTTTCCTCTTTTTAGTCATATCACTCTTCTCAGCTGCGAGAAGTAACACTATAATACACTATAGTGTTACGAAAGACAATAATAACTTATAGTATTTATAAATAAAGTAACACTTAAGTTAGGGATTTCTATCGTAGCCCTATTTCTATCGGGGGCCTTTTGTAAACAATTTCCACTGTAGCCCCTTTTCCCACGTAGCCCTATTTCCACCCCAGGGGGCTTTCTATCGTAGGGGGTTAGCCTATGTCTAGCCCTGGCTCTAACCCTGGTCCCTGGCTTAGACCCTGGCCTGGAACCTGGATTAGGGCAAAAGAAAAACCCTAGCCTATTTCTAAGCTAGGGTCTAGTTTAGTTTATAGTGTTAGACTGTTTGTGTAATTCTAAGCTAATAATATCTTTTGCTTCTTCGATATTGTCTATGCATTCGCATAAGATAGTAAGAGCTGTGTCAGGCCTATCTACGCTCATAAGCATGGCTGACATCTTTAGCCTATCGTTTAAGTTATTGAAGGTTTCTAAGAGGTGGTCTAAGTTTTTCATAACTATTCCTTTGTTAGAGTTAGAGGGGGCCGAAGCCCCCTGCTGTTAGGCTAGGCGACTGGTAACGGTTACGTTGGCACCGTACTCATAGAGTTCGTCTACGAGATCATAGGGGTTCCCGTAGAAGTCCTTGAGCAATAGAGCCACCGCTTGGGGATGGCTACAAACAAGCTCTAGGAAGTCGTCCGCTTCAGTATCTTCTGCCACCACTTTAGACGGTATGTAGTAGCCGTCGTCGTCCCAGTAGTCGAAGGAGCTTCTATAGCTTCCGTGTTGGGGATACCCCCAGTGACGGTCGTAGTAGTAATCTAGCACGGTAGGATCGCGCTCGAATACTAGCTTTGACCAGTCGGCTGCTATGAGGGAATCTCTAAGGGCTGAGGCGAAGAACAAGTCTTGCGTTTCTCCCTTAGTGTGCTGTGCGTTGTAACCTACAGAGAGGTTTGTACACTCTGAGATTAGCTGCGAGTATTCGTTGGAGTCGGTATAGGAACCCGTAGGGTCGGGCCGCATACCTAGTCCAAGGATACTGTCTAGGGATACTGCAAAGGCATCAGAGCAAGTCCTGATCCCCGACTGGTGGGTGATGATATCTTCCTTGCCTTTCCTGTCGAATGATATCACAGCCTTGAGGCTATCCATCCATGGTGGATTATCGCTAACAAGCTTGCTAGAGCCGATGCATCCACTTTCTTCTTCGGCATGGACTACGTAGACACCCTCGATACCTGCGTCGATCATCTCTAAGATCAACCATATACCGGTGGCACAGTCTGCACCCAGACAGTTAGAGTCGCTGTCGTTTGCTAAGCTAACGATATCGTTCTTGATCTGGATCTTTTGCATACCGCCAGAGCTATGCACACTATCGTAGTGAGCTGCAAAGCAGAGCTTAGGGTTGTTACCTATGACAAGCTCATAGTTACCATGCTTGTCTGGATGCCCGAAGGTCGGGTGTAGAAAACGGCTACAGAAATCCTTTATGGAATCTGTGCCATGCTTGCGCTTAAACTTAAGCATTGATGTTAAACTATGCACTTTCTTTAGTCTCCTGTTCTCGGGGTTCTAATACCCAATGTTCGTTGGTTGCGTCATAGACATACCTATCGCTAAAATCATTACCGTTATACCAAGTAATACCATAAGCAGAGGCTATAGCTCCACACTGTAGATCAACGCTCTGATCGTTATGATAGATTTCTTCTACGATATCACACATGAAGTAGTCTTCGTCATATTCGTCTTGGCTGATAACTATGCCATCACCTGTGGTATAGACATGGTCTTCATCCCAGAGTTCACCTGACTCGGTTTCTACAGCATGATGACTAGAGCAATGCTCGCACCAGACCATATGCTGATTACCCCAGCGATTAACTGTGTGTACATCCGTAGCTTCATCTCTAGGTAAATCTTCCTCGCAATAGTCGCAGCAGAAGAATAGCTCGTGGTAACAGTTTTCACAATAGCTGTCACCATCGCGGGTATATACGTAGCCTTCGTCTACTCCGTCCCCACACTCTAAACAACAGCAACGACCTCCGGTCATAAGTAAGCCGTTGTATTGGCTGGCGTCTATTTCTCCATCACTAGAAATTTCTAGCTTGGTAACAGAGCTGCCACCGGCATACTTTTCCACTAACCATCTGGGTTCGTAGTCAAGATAGGGAGCAATGTAGCCACTTTGATATGGTATGGCTTTAAGCTGACACCCTATCCAATCTCTGTTGTTTCCAAGGTCTATTTCAGCGAAAGAAATAAACTCGCGGAGCTTCTTGTAGGCCATTTCTGACACTGCATAGATAGGCCCAGCTTTAGGCTTTATCTCTACACCTGCCCTAGATTTGGCTACAACAACACGACCACCGATACGACCTCCGGCATCTTCTAACCAGATAACCTCGAAGTCACCAGAGGCATAAGCCTCAGCTGGGTGATTAGGCATATGGTCGAAGGAATACCGCATACAGCTATTGACCATATGTTTCTTATGCCAACCCGTATCCAAATTCTCAGGGGATACCTGAGTATGTGAATAGGCTTTGGCAAAGTCCTTAGCGCTAGTGCCAGTGTGAATGGTATATTCTCTAGGCATCATCGTAGACTTTATCGTATCCACTAGGCTGTCAATTTCACTATCGGTTAAGACCGGAAACATCTTCCTAATGGCACGACCTATACGCATTCCTCTGCGTCCGCTGCGACCTTTATCCCTAGCTACTAAGTCAGGGTAGATAAATAGAGCATTAGGCTCATCTTTGTCTACGTTAGGCCAATAGACATCTAAGACCTTACTGACGTTAGCTGCTTGTTCATAGTAATAGCTAGTATCAAGACTGTCAGAGCAATCTACCTCATTCTTTATCTTTCTAGCTAGGTATTCGTATAAGAAAGTCTTACACCTTTGTGAAAGCCCATTGGAGTCATAGAAAGTTTCTATCTCCAGACCTTCGAGAGATTTTCCATAGTCCCTCATAGTTACCTCCTAAGTAACGGTTACAGTTTGCAGCGTAAGCTGCGGCTAAGTTACAGGCTAGGGCACGAATCACTAGGCGCACCTATCCCGTACTAAGAGAGTACCATTTAAAATAGTCTAAGTCAAACCCATAGTTTTTTCTATAGGGAGGCTCTAGTTTGTGATCACAAATGATTAGCTGCAATAAAAGTCTAGTGTTTTCTTATGGTTAGAGTGGGTGGGATTGGCTTAGGTTTATCTTAGGTTTCCCATCGGGGGTTCTTTTGTGATCACATAGGTGTAGCCCTGGCCAGGTCCGAGGCTAAAACTTTAGGTCATTTCCCATCCTGGGGGTTACCCTGGGCCTAACCCTGGAGCCTGGCTAAGTCCTTGATTTATTTATTATCCAGGGTCCTGGCTTAGGTCTAACCCTGGAGCCTGGGCTAGTTCCTACCCTGGGGCCTGGCCTGGAGCTAACCCTGGAGCCTGGCTTATTTTCTACCCAGGGTCTAGCCCTGGAGCCAGGCCTGGAGCCAGGCTTAATTCCTACCCTGGGCCTTAGCTAATTTCCTACCCTGGGGCCTGGCTTATTTCCCATCGTGGGGCCTGGCTTAGGTCTAAGCTTAGATCCTAGATTTTTTCTATGATATGACCTAAGCTATGGTCTAAGCTATGGCCTAGGCTTAGATCTAGGCTAGTAAATTAATTTAATAATATTGCATTTTTATGCTTGACGATATGCGCTGCATACTGTACTTAGGTTATATAGCAAGTTCGCTATAGCTTAGTTCTTAGAAAGGAACACACAATGGACAACTACTTTGGAACCCGCCGCGTATCACGTGAAGAACTCCGCCACACTCAGCACGGTAAACTGGTGCAGGTATGCGCTAAGTATATCGCCAGTCTTAAAGGCCAAGATATGGAAATAGCTTTGGAAGCTTTGACCATGTACATGAGTATCAAAGTTGGCGACACTAGCCGAGAGCAAATTGTTGCCGCCTATAAGCAAGAGGTGGCTGCTGCAATAGAGGCTGCGGGCAAGTGATTAGGAATATCTTAGGGGCGAGCTTATTGTTCGCCCTACTATTCTTTTGGATATCTGTCCTAACCTAATTTATTACCATGGGACCCTAGCTAGAATACTGGCTAGGGCCAAATCCTGGCGTAGCCACTATAGTTTCCAAAATAAAAAATAAGGTTAGCCTATGACATAATGTCGCACCTACTTGATTTTTGCTCTTGACACACTATATACCCACTAACTTAAGTAACTCTTAAGTAACTCTTTAATTTATAATACATATAGTTATTATAAGACTATAGTAGCACTTAAGTGTAACTTAAGAGAGGATCTCGACTTAGCCTATAGTCTTTGCAGCTAGATCTAGGTCTGCAGCTCCCTATAGGCTCCCTAGAAAATAAATATAGCTCTACCCCTTGACATTTGTTAATTAGTACCTATATAGCCCACCATAGCCGACAGCTATCAATCGTATCTCCTCAATCATATATTTTCAGCGAAGACGGATTGTAGCCTAGGCTTAGCCTATAGATTACTATAGATCTGCAGCCTCTAAAGGCTCCCCATAGGAAGAACCATGAGTAACTCTCAACCTCAGCCACTGAAGTATAGTGAGCCGATTGCTAAATACGTTAGGCAGTCGGTTAAAGATGGTGTCCAGATCAAAGACATCATGGCTACTATTAACAAGCGCTACCAGAATGCCCCTCGTAACCTAGCTACTTTCTATAAGTACTATGGTGGAGACGTTAGTGAGGCCAGAGCAGAGATCTCCTCACGAGTTGGTAACGTAGTCGTTGAGCAAGCTCTTAATGGTCACTTTCCCTCTCAGGAGTTATTCCTACGCTCTAAGGCAGGATGGAGTCCAAAGGAGACTGTACAAGCCGAAGAGATGTCTGTCGACCCCGACCAAGACGCTAGTGCTATAGACACTCTTATGACCCTACTCGGTAAAACCTCTGATGACTCCAAAGATAACAGCACAGACACTTAGAGATCTACCAGATGCTGAGGTTGCAGCTGCACTAAAACAACTTGGCCCAGAGAAGACAGAAGAACTGCAGCACTCTTGGGAGTTCTGGGCTAGGCCAGAGCAGTTAGAACCTAAAGGCAACTGGAATGTATGGGTAGCTCTAGCTGGCAGGGGTTGGGGTAAGACTAGAGCCGGTGCTGAGTGGGTAAGACACAGGATTAAGAAGGGCGATAAGATAGTCCACTGTGTAGCTCCTACTAAAGGTGATGTAAGACGAGTTATGGTCGAGGGCGACTCAGGTCTTATTAACGTATGTTGGAAGGGAGATAAATCCTATAGAGGAAGTCCACTAGGATTACCCATATGGTCTCCAACTAATAATACACTCACTTGGGAGAATGGAGCTAAAGCTGTATTCTTCTCTGCAGAAGACCCAGAAAGACTCAGGGGTCCACAAGCCTACTCTGCATGGACTGATGAGCTATGTGCATGGAGAAACGCACAAGAAACTTGGGATATGCTACAGTTTGGCTTACGACTTGGACGTAGACCGCAAGTATTTGTCACTACGACACCAAAGACAACCAAACTCATTAGAAATATCTTAGATGACGACAAAACGACAGTCTCTACCGGCAGTACTTATGATAACGCTGCTAATCTTGCTGATACTTTCCTCGACGCAGTCCGTAAGACCTATGAAGGCACCCGCCTTGGTCGCCAAGAGCTTTACGCCGAAATCCTGGACGAAGCGTCAGGCGCTCTATGGAATAGAACTCTCTTAGCCTCATGTGAGGTAGACAAAGATGATGTTCCCACTCTTAATCGTATAGTGGTATCCATAGACCCAGCTATTACTGCAAATGCAGAAAGTGACATGACTGGTATTGTTGTAGCTGGTGTAGATATCAACGGAATAGCGTACGTTCTAGAAGATCACACAGGTAGATACACTCCTCAGCAATGGGCAGCTAAAGCCGTAGAACTCTACAGAGAGCACATGGCAGACCGCATTGTTGCAGAACGAAACCAAGGTGGCGATATGGTTCGTCACACTTTACACACAGAAGATGAAACAGTCCCAGTAAAGCTCGTACATGCATCCAGAGGGAAGATGGCACGGGCTGAACCTGTATCTGCTCTATATGAGCAAGACAAAGTTAGACACGTAAAGGGATTAAACGACTTAGAAGATCAGATGGTACAGTGGGAACCTCTAGGGTCCACAGGCTCACCAGACCGTCTTGATGCTTTAGTTTGGGCTATAACGGACCTCTCATTGAATGGCTACGCAAAACCTACGCTTAAACTAGCGTATAGTAGCGCCAAAGGATTACGGTAATGGTTAAGAAGCTCTCAGAGACAGAGGCCAAGCAAATACTAGGTGTAGCAGGTGACAACACCTACAATGGTCAGATACGGGCTGATGAGTTTCTACCTGAGCTTCGTGGCAAGAAAGCCATACGCAAGTACCGTGAGATGAGAGACAACGATAGCACCATCGGTGCTGTTATGTACGCTACTGAACAAGTCCTTCGGGATGTAGATCTAAAGGTAATGCCAGCCAATGATACACCACAAGCTAAGAGAGAAGCTGAGTTCGTTAAGTCTGTCCTTGATGATATGGACCATACCCTTGATGACCATGTTGCTGAAGCCCTTTCAAGTCTTTCTTACGGCTTTGCGTGGTTTGAGGTTATCTATAAGAGACGCAATGGGCCGACTACAAGAAGCGACAAAGGCCGCTCTAAGTATTCTGACGGTCGTATGGGTATCCGCAAGGTCGCTATTCGTGCGCCTTGGACAATCTCTAGGTTTGATGTAGACACCAAA